GGTCTGGAGGCAACCAACCGTCAGGTTTTAAAATCTTGCCGTCATGCCTCTTGATTACTTTACCTGTTGCAGAATCAATCTTACAAAGGTTGGATTTAGAGACTTCATTCCATGCTCCGGCAACATCATAACCTTTCATGTGGCAGAAACCAAGAATAACCCAAATCATATCCATGCAAGCATCAAGTTGTTCTACTTCATCCTCTTGAGCTTTAGCTAAACAGAATTCTGTAAACTCCTCATTAATCAACCTAGAATATAATTCATTAGTCTCACTTGAAGGTTTCTGATCACATGACTCAATAAATTTCACAACATCATTATACATATTCATTATTTTGTCCTCTGAACGATATCTCTATAACCAGACCAAGATGGGTGAATGCCATCTTTTTGTAGTCCCTTAATTGGTAATACGACATCACCATATTTTCTAGCAATTTCTCTAACGACTCCCTGGATCCATTGGATATTAACTTCACTAGCTTTCAAGTTACCAGCAGGTAAAATCCAAAATACATTAGATCCTTTTACACGTTCACGCATTTTGACCAATTCAGCTTCGGTGTTGATGTACTTGTGATCATTGGTGGCCAAACTAATAATAACAGTCTTAGCCTCAAACTTACCTTTGTACATATTATTGAATTGCCATGTGTTGATACCACCCTTACCTTGCAATTCACAATGTGGTGCAAACTGTTTAGTTCCCACTGCAATACTATCACCTATAATTAAACATTCTAACATAACTCTTTACTTTCCTTAGTTAAGTTTTTAACAATGACACTACCATTTTCGATTTGGAAATCCAACTGATCCCCCTCTTTCCATCCCATCTGTTCAAGTAGATCAGTTGGAAGTTCAATGATAGCGTCTCCATTTTCACATATTTCTAAAACTTTAGCATCATACATTTTCGACATTTATACCACACTTTTGTAAGAATTGTACACCATCAGTACTTCTGTATTGATTACGATAGTAAACAGAATTAATACCTGATTGATGAATTAATTTAGCACAATCTAAACACGGTGCATGAGTAACAAACAATGAGGCACCTTCGCTCGAATTGGTTGTTTTAGCTACTTTCATCAAACAGTTAGCTTCTGAATGTAAAACCTCAGGTTTAGTTTTAGTTTCACCACCACTCAATATATCTTCACAATCATTATCCCATCCTGCTGGCATACCATTCCAACCGTAAGATAATATATTATCATTTTTAACTAAAACACTTCCGACTTGTAATCTTTTAGCGTGAGACATTTTAGATATTCTCTCCGCCAAATCCATATATAAATCGTTATATCTTTTTTCTTTGAGTTTTTCCTTTTCGCCATCCATCTTCTATATAATCTCCATTCTCAATCATTCTGTTATAAACACCATCAGTAATCCAAATTTTACCTAAACTTCTTTTACTAAATTGTGCAATTCTTTTTAAATGGCCAGATTCAGCATTTCTTTTTCCTTGAACTTCACCACCTCTCTTAGCAATTTCATTTCTAAGTTTCGGATCAAAAAAAGCATTAACTTGTTTTTCTCTACAAATTTCAGAACTTTTTTTACCTCCAAGGGAAGCACCAAGAGTTTGTATGTTTTTCATATGACCACTATCTCTATTTTTAGGTCCTTGAATTTTACCACCTAACGATGAACAAATTTTCATGGCTTCATCAGTTTGACCGGTAAGTAAATAATAAGCACCCAAGTCTTCCTTTTTACCATATTGTTCATAAAGTTTCAGATGTGCATTGGCGTGTTCTTCTCTTGTCAATTCAATTAAATTTGATGGTTCGTCCGTTCCACCCATATGTTTTGGTATTATATGATGTTTATGTTTCATTTAACTCTCCCCATATCTAAACCAGTATTTATAAAAGTTCTTCATGCGGAGAGTGATTTTTATGAAATATTTTTCATACGTCAATAAACCTCAATTGAAATTCCTCAGCACGATTTTCATAGTTGATATAACCACGTGGGTTACAAAAAATTCTGGTTGTGCCGATATTATAATCAAAAGTTTCGTGAGTATGTCCGTGTGTCCACAAAACAATTTCAGGATGATCTTCAATAAAGAAGTCTAATGAAGAGCTATAACCACCATTCATAAGTGTATCGTTCTGATAACGTGGATGTGTGGACAATTTGGATGGTGCATGATGGCCAACAACAATGAATTTACCATCTTTCTTTAGAACAGTTTCCAAATACTTGAGGAATTTCTTATGATCTTCAACCACATCTTCTGTGGTTAAAGTTGCAGTATATTCCTTGAATTTTTCACCGATCTGAACCAATGAACCATTCTCACCAATGACGTATTTTCCGTCTACACCTTTTTCATAGACAGGTACTTTACGAGTCAATACTTTATTGGAGTTTTCAACGCAACGGAAGTCATTCATTGAACGACTGACATGATACATGGTAAACTGATCCTCATTATTCATATCAGTCCACAAAGTTCCACCCACAAAAGTATACTCACCTAACTGAAAAGTTTCCTTTTCTAGGATGTGTAAATTTTTAAGGTGTGAAAGGTGTTCTTGTAGAATGTCTTTGCTTGTTGCAAAGTCACCATCATAGTGTTCATGATTTCCCATAACATACAATACCTCATTAAATTCTGAACAGACTTGTTCAAAAAACTTTAAGTATTCAGGTTTATTGGAAAATTTACTAGCAACACAAATGTCACCAGACAGAATTAGAACGTCAGCATTTTCGGTGTTTTTTAGTTCAATGTTACCAAATTCAAGATGCAAATCGGATGCAACAGATACTCTCATAATAACCCCATAATCAATAATACATTATAACAGAAAAAACACCGAAAGTCAACTACTATTTTTTTATTCGTTCAATAGTTGTTGTTTTTTGCTCACATTACCCAAAGGAATCTTTTTAGGTTTCTTTTCTTCGGGAATAACATCCTGTAATTGTACGGTAAGTATACCGTTATTCAAGTCGGCACCAGTCACTTCAATGGTATCATAAAGTCTTACCAATTTGTGAAATGATCGGTTGGCTATACCTCTATGCAAATATTCTGCCTTATCATCGGTTTCTTGCTTCGAAATATTGCCTCTGATATGAAGTACATTTTTCTCAACCTCAATATCAATATCTCTATCAGAGAATCCAGCGACAGCAAGTTCTACTGTATACTTATTCTCATTTCGGATAATATTGTGGTGTGGAAATGCGGTACTTTGAGTGTTGGCCATCATATCAAAAGTGTCTAAGAGACGATCAAAACCAACAAAGTTTGGACTTCTAAAAGTTAAAGACATGTTAAATCTCCTTGTTAAGCGAGTTAAAATTTCTACCCATTAGGCGTAGAATGCTGGTTACTTTATCCAGCGGCAATTAACGAATGCCAGTGAAATTTCTCGGACGCCTTTTACCGTAGCAACAGAACGGATCCTAAGGTGGACACCTTATCGTTCAGGTAAAACCTTGAACGCTTCTTTATTAACTAAAAAAGTTCTATGAGGGTATTCTTCCCTGAAGACTCTGATGAAAACTATTCCGTTTCCTTCAGTCACATCATTGATATCTTCACAGATAACAACTTCTCCTGTATAGACATTCTTCAGTCGCAATAGTTTCATATCAATCACCATTAATTAATAAATTTCTTTCTTTTTTCCCATATTGTACTTACTAACCAACTCCCAATCATCTTTTTCTTTATAAGAGATAATCTTAATTTGATGTATAGGAGCCACATTATTTAACATGATCTGTGGATTGAGTATTTCTACCAGTCCCCACTCTTCTAAAAGAGTTGCAATCGCATTCCTTCTCTGTATATCATTCTCTGAAATGTTGGATGGTTTACCATCTAATGCAAACATCTCTTTGAAATGTACCAGATAGTAATGTCCTTGTTTATGTAAAATATGACAAGACTGGTACAAAATTCTTTCTTTACGAGAAGATACTCCTATTCGTGTAAGAGTTTCTTTCACCTTCAAAAAATCATCTTGTTCGATAAGTTTTATCTCAACAAAATTTGATAAATCATACATTTCATTTCCTTAATCCACCGATATCGGTCATTTCTTTTATTTTTCTGATATCTTCGTCACCAAGGAGACTCAAAACTTCACGAGCTTTAACTTCAGAGAATCCATAAAATAGTTTTAAGCATTCTATATCGTCACTCTTTTCAGTCTTAATCCACTTAGAAAACTTCCTCTTCTGAGGTCTAATTGTATTTATAAGGAAATCATTCTGCATCTTTTTATCAATATGATGTCTGCGGTTCATTTCATTTGCATACATTAGACAGTCATAGTGATAGGACAAACTTCTATTAATCAGGAAAGGGTTATATAAACTCTCTGTGTGGTCATCTACAATCAAGTTCTTTTTGGTCTGTAGAATGTCATTCACGAAATCAAAAGGACTCATAACCACATCCTCACCAATCCGACAGTATCAATTGTGGTCAAGAGCAAGTAGTTAGCAAGCATACCAAATGACTTCCTAGTGTAAGCAGCCCAAGCGTACATAGAACAACCAATAATCCAAATGGGATAAAGAATAATGAGCGGAGGAGTGGGTACAGTAAGCGCCATCGTAATAGAACAGCCAATACTGATAGCCCAAGCCACAAGCTCAATGAAAAACCTAAAAGGATGAGAATTGAAGTCATCTTTGATCCATCTAAATGTCGTATAAAGTAAATCATTCATTACTTGAATTCCACACTTACCATAAGTTCAGTCAAACAGGCAACTGTGTTGATCTCTTGATCAGCAACAAAGGCCTGCTTATACTGATAATCCGCCAAGATGATAACTGCTTGAGGTATACTTTGTGGCTGCAGCACTTCATAAAGAGCATCATACAACTTGCGATATAGAGTCGTAGGATCAACATCATTAGATGCAACCCATGAACGAATTGATCTGAAGTCTTTATCTTTCAAAAACTTAACAATCTCTGAAATTGCAACATCACCAAGTTGTGTAAGAATATTCACATCAATCTTACCAAACTTTGAATATCTCTGCAACTCATTGATCGTTCGTCGGAAGTCTGGGAAATGCTTCTTGACAAGTTCAACTAGAACCTTATCATCATACTCCACACTTTCGTTGTTAAGAATAGACTGGAGACGTTTGAAAAACTGGCCAGCCATCTGTGTCTTTTCAGTACCTTTCAATGCAAAATCAATAACAGCACATCGACTGTGCAGAGGATCGATGATGCGTTGTTTGAAATTACAAGTAAAGATGAAGGAACAATTGTCAGAGAATTCTTCAATTGCATTACGCAAAGCTGGTTGAGTTGAATTTGGATTCAAATAGTCAGCTTCATCGATAATGATAACCTTTCGACCACCAGAAAAGGACATACTTGAAGCATATGTCTTAATCTTGTTTCGAAACACATCAATACCAGATTCATCTGAACCGTTGATAACTATGTAGTCACAACCAACTTCTTCACATAATGCTTTAGCAACGGTAGTCTTACCTACGCCTGCACCACCACTCAGAATCAAATTAGGAATATTTTTCTGATTGACATACTCCTGAAAAGGCTTCTTCAGTCTTTCAGGAAGTATACAATCTTTAATAGTCTGTGGTCTATACGCTTCTACCCACAAAAGTTTTTCTAACATTCACATACTCCATAATATAATAAACAAATAAATCAACCTTTAGTGAATGTTGATCCTGACTCAATGGTAATCCAATATTGAATGGAAATATCCTTGTTCTTGAAGTGTGACACACCTTTCGATGAAATCTTC